ATGAATCAGTTGATAGAAAATATGCCTGAATTAGTGGCTGGCGATGAAACCACAACGGCTGTTGAAGGCGCTGTCTACGATGAGATGACCCGACTTGGTGTGGCGCAAATGCGAAGTGTGAGTGAAGATGATGATAGGGTATGTGAGCGCTGTCAGGCGAATGCCGATGAGGGACCGATCAATATCGGAGATTCATTTGCAACAGGTGATTCGGTACCGCCGTTTCACAATCGCTGCAGGTGTAATATTGTGCCAGCATAATGTTATTGAATATTAAAATTACTAGGGAGAAATTACCATGACCGCATTACTTACTACTACATTCGTTGGCTTATTGTTTTTCTTAGTACGCAGCGCTGACCTTGCTATCACTGCTGGCAGGTCTAACGATGTACTTCGCGCTATTCTCTATGGTATTATTGCTGTCCTCGCAATTGTGGTTGCCGTATTATTGGTGGTCCGCTAGGAGAAGCTCTGATGGTAAATTTTGACTTTGGGACATTGATTGATTCAATGCGCATAAATACACCAATAGATACTGAATATGATCCCATGACAGCTAATGACATTGATGCGTTGCTTAATACGATGTATTTAAATGCTAATCCAGATCCTTGCTCTATCTATATATCACCTCACATGTATCATCGTATTTGGCGTTTAGTACACATCACTGCACTTCGTCGCCATGTCATGCCACGCCCACAGAAGCGACGACTACGCAAGGTGGTACTACGACGACTACAGCGACGTTTAAAGCAGGGCACAAGGCGTATTGATTATCGTCAACGGGTTATTGAGCGCAATGAACCCCACGAGCTGGTTGTGATGGAGGTAGCAAAATGAGTGAAGTGACAAACCCTGTATATAATGGCATGTGTACCATGTTTGAGTCCCACGTGAGCTATAGTCTTCATGGCGATGCGTTTCAGCAGTCACTTACTGACGCTATTCGTGAAACTGTAGGATTACGTAAAAGTTGGCTTGGTGACTGGTGGGTCTATGCATCTGCTGATAACCCCTCGCTGTCATGGAGTGAGATGATTGATCTTGCGTTGAATATCCTCCACTCAGAAGCAACACGCCTCTTTGTTTCTAACCTGTATCTCGAATCGAAGCCAATTAACGCCGCCCAACGGGGTGTCGTTCAACGAAACAGCAACGAGCAAGTTCTCCCGATCTGGCATATGAGCGGTGCAAAACGCATTAATGCTTTATGTGGAGAATATCCAGTATGGAATCAGAGTAAAAACGCTGTTGATATAGTGCTTAACAGTGGCGATAAGTTCCGCCTGTCTGGCAAGGATGAATCGTGCTGCGTTGAAGGCTCATGGTTTGATTGGTGTTGCTTTGCCTGCAACGTTTTAGCATCAGAGAATACCAACGTACTATGCCCTGATCTCTATGAGCCAGCGCTTGGCAATGATAATTATTAGGGTAAAGCCATAATAAGAGGAGTATTGCATGAGAGAACTTAAATTCAGAGCATGGAATATGACAGCAAAGAGGATGATTTACGATATTCAGCAAGAGCCAGCGGATAGCTCGCAGTATTCATTTGCAAACTACCTCGAAGATAAAAACAACAATGTGGTTATGCAGTTCACTGGCTTATTGGACCGCAATGGCAAAGAGATCTATGAGGGTGATATTGTGCGTGGCGACCAACAAAATACTGCTATAGTAGAGTGGAGTGATGACAGCCGTACAGATCATGATACTGGATATGCTAATGGTTTTAGTATTGATTTGGAAGACACATATGTACGCGTCCTTGTTAGCGGCTACGATTTTCAACACCAGTTGCTCAATGTTGAAATTATCGGCAACATCTATGAGTCTCCAAATCTTATCGAGGTGAAATAATGCAACATCAACTCGCAAAGTCTTTCATCGCATTTGTCATCATCCTATCCTTTGTATCATTGATTTACCATGTTATCCCAGGATTTCATCACATGGGCGCGGCAAATGGTGATACATCGTGGCAACCAACAAATGCTGCCATAAGCCTGATACTCTTCCTATTTGCCTTTACAACAGCAGTGCAGATGACTCCTAAGCAAGTTGAGAAGTGCCCGCATTGCGGGGCGTCATTAAAAGAACAGGTTGAGGTAAAGTAGATGTTTCCATTCCGCCCGAAAGCACGACCAAAAACAGATGATCAGATCACGTATCCTGCAACCCTTCATAGTGTCATTTATCCACCTCAAGGTGGAAGTGTTATTGCTAGTCCACCATTACCCATTTCGCCTTACACTGGACAGCCATATGACCCTGCATGGGTTGCTGGTGACAGCGGGAAGACTAATAGTGCGACGATTGCACTTATGAAGTCGATTGAAAGTGATATCAAGCTCAGGTGTGTTTTAAGGCAAATGACAAAGGAGCAAGGTCATGCAGAGTAGTGAGGAGAAGACTATGGGTACAGAGCAAACAATGAAAACCCGTGTGACATACGAAGAAAACAATAAAATTGTCGCAGATGCTATTTCTAGACAGTTACCTAAAGCCAGGTGCCACACTGATAATGCTGTACTTTTTCATTATACGGCGCAAGGACTTAGTTTTCGATGTCGCCATTGCAAGGGAGTACAGGTAGTACCGTGGGAAGAAGTCTTACTTAAATATCAAGAGTTAGATAGAAAAAGCGTAATATAAAGTATTAACTATTGCAGTTATATTTATAATCATGTATAATCCATAACAATAGAACATAGAAATAGAGCTTTAGCCCCAGCGGCATAGGCCAGTCTTAGTAGGAGACTGGCCTATTATTGTGCCACATCCTCCTAGACAATCAAGTTAGAGGTGTGGCGTATGCCAGTTAAATTATCAGAAATCCACCTAGAGGGCACTGAAGAAATTTCAGGCATACAGCCGCCTGTTGAAGAAGAAAATGAGACTGCCCTCCCTTCAGAAAACGAAGCAATCACCGAGGACAATGATAGCAAGGATAGCAATGTCTCCTCCGATGAGAACGCTGATCGCTTTGTTTACCCTGAAAATCCCCTGCTCTATGCTCCCATTACCCGCATCGATAAAAACAAGTGGGAAGTAGAAGGCATCGCAACTAGTGAGGCTGTTGACTCATATGGCACGATCTTTTCCTATGAAGCCAGCAAGAAAGCCTTTCAGCGCTGGATAGAACGTACCGCCAATGTGCGTGAGATGCATACCCGCTCAGCAGTTGGCAAAGGCGTCAATGTCTTTTTCGACGATGCCAATAAACAAATTGCAGTACGTCTTCGTATTTCTCGTGGCGCTCCCAATACCTGGCTTAAAGTTGAAGATGACACGCTTGCAGGATTAAGCGTTGGTGCGACAAAAACCGTGTGGGGCAAAGTTGAACGTGGTGGAAAAATCTATCCTTACCTTACCTCATATGACCTCGCAGAACTTTCCCTGGTAGACAGTGCCTCAAACCCTGACTCACGAGGACTGTCATTGTGTCGCGCCGATGGACTTACAGAAGTTGTAGATACCACTGAACTAGAGGTTGAGGCAGTACAGCAAGAGCAACAGGCTGTCATTGATCCAGCGCCTGCTATTGTGCCTCAACAGGACGTTGAGCGTGCTGGTGCTCGTCTCTCGGCTGATTCACAGAACAGTGTCCATCAGGCACGTGACGGCGGCATTCTTGGCTCTGTCGCGTTGATGAAGCTCTGTGGATGCGATGTCTGCCAAGGCATGATCAATGCCATTGACCCTGATGGTGACGGTGATATTGACCTGCCAGGTGCTGGCCCTGAACTTGACCCTGATCAAGATGCTGACGCATTAGCTGAGCGCATTGTTGATCGTGTTGCCGAAAAAATACTGACTCGATTGGATGCACCTGTTCTACGTATGCAGACCATTGCCGGGCAGTTTGCACGCATCCAATCGCCTGATATACATATCGATCTATCCCCTATCCAGCGCAGTATAGAAGCCTTGGAAGCCCGGTTTGCTGCCATTGAGACTGCTACCAATCTTGACGAAGTACGCTCTGTGTTGACAGAGGTAAGAGGTCAGGTTGAGGTGATCGCAAAACAGCCTGCTGCAGGTGGCCCGATGCTTAACGCCGCCGCTGTTGATAAACGCTTTGCCACACAATCCTATCTTCCCGCCGCTAGCACAGAGGAAGAGGATCAACGTGCGCTCGACCGCCTTTTAAGAGATGGCAAGCTAAATAACCACGAATTGCAAACCGCTGCTGCTGCAACTCGCGTCAGACGCATGTAGCACAGAGATATAAGGATAAAACAAGGATGTCTACACAGACCGAAACAATACAGACTTCGCACGGCGTTGTCGAGCAAGGCATGGTCCAGAACAGCGAGAAGCTTGCTGATCAGGCCAATGCGTTTACGCATGCACTCACACGCGGAGGACTTGACGGGACCACCAATCGCAATAGCGTGTCCGACGAGACAATTAGCGCCATCATGGAAGCCAACGTCAAACGTGATGAGTCCTATGCTGGACCTAATCAACTCTTTACTGGTTACTATCTTGAAGAGGGCGCGAAATTCGTCATTCCTCTGCTCACTCCTGTTGCCAATATGATGCCTCGTGATTTGCTTCCTGGTATTGACGTGGTCAACTGGCGTGCAATTACCGACTACTTTGGCGGTTCTGGTCCATCAGTGCTTGCTGGTGTGGTTGATCAGGCTGGTACGCCTCCATCGGTCAACTACAACTGGCTTAACCAGTCAAATACCTGCAAAATGATCGGTGTCAAAGATGTAGTGACATTTGAAGCTGAGATTTACGGCAAAATGTTCCAGGGTGATGTGCTGGCTACAGCTTCTGCGAAGTTAATCCCTGCGCTTATGCAGGCCGAAGAGATCTGGTTGATCAACTCAGGGCAGCGTCTTTGGGCACCACCCCCTGCAGGCAATATCAGTACCGCAGCCTCTGGTGGAACTGTTGCTGCTGCAACCTACTGGATACTTGTTACTGCTGTCAACGCGAATGGCGAAACCCTGGCATATGGTGGTTCATCTGCGACGGCATTGACCATCACAACGACAGGCTCAACCAGTACTGTCTCCTTCAACATCTACAGCGTGCCATCTGCTGTTTCCTACAATGTCTATGTAGGCACAGGTTCTACACAACCTGCGAACAGCGCAATGTGGCGTCAGAGTGCAGCGACACAGTTTGGCAATGCCAATGCCCTGAACCAGCCTGCTGGTGTAAAACAGGGGTATATGACCGTGACAATGAGTGCGCCACCTGCGACCTCTGGTACCGCGTACAGCACCGTTGTTTCTGCTGGAAACACATCTATCGTTGCAAAATCTGCGAACTCAGCCAACCTCAATGCGCCACTTACCTTTGATGGTATCCAGGCACTTGTGTACAACGCAGCTGGTGTTGGTGGTTCTCTTGGTATCAATGGTGAGACACCACTGGTTTCACAACCTGCTGCACTCAATGGCGCATTGATCCTCGATGATATTGATACGCTCTTGGAGAACATGTATCTCAACGCCCACGCTGATCCAGAGTACTTGTTTGTATCGGTGAAGGACCACAAAAAACTATCGAAACTGGTCGCAGCAGGGACAAACTTCCGTGTAAATGCTCCTAACTCTGGACCTGGCATGTCTGATTTGGTAGCTGGCCAACGCGTAACAAAGTATATCAACCAGACCACTGGACGCCTGATGGATGTGGTAATGCTCCCCTACCTGACACAGGGCACAATTATTGCAGCATCGATGACTATTCCATTCCCTGTGAACGCGATCAGCAAACCACCAACACGCATTGTGTATAACCGTGATCGGTGGAGCCAGATCTATGCACCTGATCAGAGTCACCCAACACAGACCATGGTAGCGGCGTACACCAACGAATGCGTTGTACTTCAGTACCTCGGTGGATTTGGCATCCTTCAGGGAATTAGCCTGAACTAGAACAACTCTTGGAGGCTAACACATGGCAATGGTGATGACAGAATTGTTCAGTGCCTACACTGATCCGTTCGTGTATCGGCGTGCAACAACTGGCATAGGGACCAATGGACTCATTGGAAACCTTGGCAGGTTGACGCAATCCGTCGATATCGGTGCAACATCATTGTCAGTGCCAGCCCTCAAAGCTACGTTGAATATCGATGATCAAGTGACGATCTTCGATAAAAATAACAGCGAGGTCGTTGAGGTAACAGCGATAGCGGCTATTGGGGATCTCATTGTTGTGGTTACACCAACACAAGCAGCCCATGTAGCAAGGACTGTTTTTTGTAGCGATGGAACGCAAGGCAGTCTCTCAGACATGATCTTTAATGCGTCTAGCTGGCTGGAGTCAATTACGCAACAACCACGTTGGCTGACGACCTATACAGAGACCCTACAAGCGCCTTCAATGCGAGCAGCAGTGGATCGCAACAGAGCCATTATCATGCGCCCACGTCGTTTTCCATTGAGTACCGTATCAGCGCTAAGTTATCAAGCACAGATAGGCAGTGCAGTCCCACTTGACCCAACACAGTGCATTGTGGATAGTTTGGTCCAAACCGTTGCAGTGCCTGCCATCGCAGCAATTGGAGCACAACAGAATCTCTTTTCGCTTATGCCAATGGGGCGTACGTCTCCTGTTTGGCTCACGATTACCTACGCGGCTGGGTATCCAGTCTTGCCCGGATATATCGTTGAGGCGGCAAATTGCCTGACAGGTTCGCTGCTCTCAGATCAATTCAATCCAACAGGGGCTGCCGAGATGCAGATGGGCAAACAAAAAATTGTCTCGTATCTGCGAGGTGATCTCTCAGCAAAAAATGCGCTGGTAAAACGTGCGGAGAATCTGCTACGCGATGATATTGAACGGGTAATGTGATGAGTATTAATCTTCCTTTTCTTAATGCCATTATGACACTCACTGATATTAATGGGAACGAGATTGCCAAAGATTTACCAGTTCAAATTGATACCGTCAACCTTGCATGGAATATGGAAGTACAAGGCATGATACCAGATGATCAGTTTGATATATATTCATGCTTTTGGACCACGCCAGTCCCGGCGCGTGGTAACTATTTCGTTGATCAAAGTTCTAATGTGAAATACCAAGTGTTTGCGGTAACAGCCTTGTATGTCAATCATTTGGAATGCCGTTGTACTCGGTACTCAGGAGCAACGCCTTAATGGATTTTCATATCTCCCTAGACCCTCAAAGCCTTTCTGAAATCACACAACTGCAAGGATTTGCAGGGTTACTTAATCCAGCGGTGCAAAAAGGTTTAGAGGAAAGCGGCATATTACTGGTAAACACAACAGTTGCAAACACCTGGAATGTATTCGCGAATCCGACAGGAAAGCTAGCAGACAGTATTTATTTCTATGTCATTAGTCCAACAGAGGTTGCGGTAGCAGTGGGCGTACCTTATGGACAAAGGCGAGAGCGCGGTTTTTCAGGAATGACCGACGCACTTGGACGGTATTACCCAAACGATCCAGCGAAGCCGTATGCGCAGCCAGCAGTTGATCAGACCCAACAGGAAATACAGGAAATCATGGAGATGGCAGTGAATAGTGCACTAGGAAGGATCGCAGCATAATGGCACTTGTAAGTAGTAGATTACCCATTGCTAAGGCGATAGTTGCGCTCCTACAGGCTATTCAAGACCCAACGACATCACAACCACTGTATGGTTTTGTGAAATTGGGAGCAGTGTTTAATCCTGGCGCGGCTACTACATGGTGCGAAGTCTATCACTCACAAGGACAAAGTGAGCATGCAGGATCAGGTGGTAATCAGATCCAATGGCGAATTGATGACACGGTGCGATACCAAGTTACAAGCGCGGTTGGACCGTATGAAACTAACGACTCTACAGCGCAGATAGACATGCTAGCGCTTCAGGATATTGTGCTACCAGAACTGCACAAACATTTTCAACTTCCTGACGCAAGCAATCCAACAAATACCATTCAAAGCGTGTATAGCCTGCTTGCAAACCAACCTGATCGATCAATTCCAACGAAATATCCAAATGGACATGTGTACCTCCTCTGGCATGTATTTGTTACAGCCAAGCAGGGATACAACATCGAACTAGTTCAGCCATAGGAGCCCATCTCATGTCATCAGAGATTATCACCGTCTATCAGCGAGGAGCAGTACCTGGCATTGCAGGCATTCTCTCTCCAGGGACATACGAATTAGACTACGAAGCCCGCACCGCAACACCTGTTGTAACGCAAATAGAACAACAGCAAGAGCAGACAGAAGACACTCAATCGACCACACCACTAGATGACACACAAAGCGAAAGCTAAGCGATAAAGGAGACAGGTCCATGCCAGTAATGACCGGAGTCCAAGGGTACACAGGGCTCACGCAGCAGACGAGATTGGTACTCGAACCAATACCAGGAGAACAATTGTTGATGCCGCAAACAGTTGGTGCATCAACCATGTCACTTGTGACCCAACCAAGTGCGATTAGTCCAACTACTGGCATGGCCTTGCATTTCTTTGTAATTGGCAACGCCACCGCAGGAACCGTTGTAATTGCTGGTACTGGACCCACTGGCAACACGATTACATCGCAGACGTATCATGTTAATATTGCACCACAAAACAATCAGGGCTATACCGAGTTTACGACCAAAGAAGTCTTTGGAACAGTGAATGCATCAGGCATCACTGTGGCAGGCATTACACCTTGCCAAATTATCGTCTTTGGATCATATGCCGGGAAGTTTTTGTTGCCAATCACGACCGATGCAGAAGAGAAAATAGGGCATTTTTCACCGCAGGATAAACGCGGCATTCTAGCTAAAAACTTTCGCGTGACGCAGCTCACCAAAGGCGCGAGCCTCGACAAGTTTGATTGTGCGCTCTATCCAGACTCTCTCTGGATGCCCTACATGCTCATTGGCAACTCGCCAAACGTGACAACCGTACCTGCTGTGCCATCAGTGCTTCTCGCAGCGACAGCCAAAGCGACAACGATGACATTGACAACGGGACCATCTGCGCCTGGCATGTTTTTGGTTTTTACACTAGCTGCGAATACGCTGGCAGGCACAATAGTCCTGACCGGGCTTGATAATTATGGTGCACCTGCCACTGAGACTATCGCTATAGGGACAAGCCAAACAACAGTCTACAGCAGCCGCCGCTATTCATCGCTGACAGTGCCAGGTAGTTTGCAATTTGCCACGACTGGATTAAGTGTTGGTGCCACAATTGCGGTGAGTGGTGTTTTTGCGTGGACTTACACTTTTACGTACGATGGTGTCACAAATTACACACCCTACAGTGCAACACTTGAGATGTACAACGGCGTTTTTGGTTATAAATTGCCGTACACTTTCCTCTCTGATGGGGACTTCTCATGGGAAAAAGAGAAGGAGATTAGTTTTACTGGTAAGGGTGAGGCGCAAGATTATCTCATAATTGGAGACCCAACAAGTACATCGTCTGGTATCAATCCTTTTGCCTCCTTAGCCCAACCAACAAGTTTGCCTGTTGTCAGTTGGCCTTCCAGTTTCTTTATAGATACTGGATCTGGAACCCCATTTACCACACAAGATGGCTCTCTTGAAAGTTTCAAAATTGCTATCGCAACAGGACGCAAATCCTTTTATTCCGGTGATGGTTTCCAACGGTGGTCCAATGTTACATGGGACTCAGAACCAGATGTTGCACTGGATGCAACTATAATTTTGCAAAATTATGCAAACTACATAAACTTTTTTAAGCCTAATCAAGCGCTTATTCTGGGAGCCACGTTTACAGGCAATCTGCTTGGCACGATTAGCGGAACAACATATTACGAAAATTGGAGTTGGACCACACCAGCCCGCGTAGATTCATGGAAAAATGATTCCTCTAAAAATCCGGTTGAAGGCACGCTCAAATTGCTAAGCGAGTACAATTTTTCAAATCTTGGCTACTTATATCGACTAGCGGTCACTTGTCAGCAACCACCTACATATGTCGCATAAATCAAATTTACGTAAATTTACCAATAGAAAGATCAAATCAATGAGTATCGGAATTACAAATGCAAAGTGGTGGTTGAACACCAGCACAGTCGCCCTCAAAGGCCTCTTCTTGGCAGAAGATGATGCCTACGTACAAAACAACATTATCTCAGTTCAAAATCCCGGTGAATCGAATATGGAGGTTCAAACACTCCAGGGCAGCCAGGGACTTCTCAAACTGCAACGCATGGTCCAAAAAGGGAGCGTGGTCTCTGTCATGCTCCGAAGCGGTGACTCGTACACTGTAAATCTCCCTGATGATGCAGGCAAGCTGCTGCCCGTTGATGTGGGCTACATTCTCGCGCAAATTAACATGGTTTCTCAGCCAATGAATGAGCAGGAGCAAAAAGATTTTTTGGCCTCTGCGAACGCGCAGTCAGAAACGAACGAGCCAGCGGTGAGCTAGTCCCTGAGATATACGTGCGAAGGAAAATGTATACCGAACTTGGTGGCTACATCGGTTACATGGCAACGCCAGTGAGAGAGTTGCAGGAATGCCGACTCTCTATCATTGCAGAGCTTAATTACCAGGCTGAACAAGATACTGAATTGAAAAAGAAACAGGAAGACGCTGAACGTGATGCAAGACGCAATAGACGCTAGACAACAGAATAATGAGGTGGATTAATGGCAGACATTCCACTCAGAATTTTAATGTCTTCCATTGGCGGCGCAGGTGTCATTTCTGCCGTTTCAGGCATCACATCAGCCTTTGGTAAAGGTGGACTTGTTGGTGCGCTTACAGCAGTCACAGCGGTCGCTGCAGGTGCCGCCGTTGCTATTGGTGTCACTGCTACGAAAGCTGCTGGAGACTTTCGATCACAACTTACTGGACTGAGCACAGGGGCTGGCGAGTCTGTCAAAAATCTTGGCATGGTCAGCGATGGTGTTCTTAAACTCGCAAATGACACTGGCACAACGACCAAGCAGTTAACCACGGGACTCTTTCAGATAGAAAGTAGCGGTCAACACGGCGCAAATGGATTGATGGTGCTAGCTAATGCCGCTCGTGGTGCTAAGGTAGGTAATGCCGATCTTGGCGTGGTAGCCAATGCGACCACGACCATCATGACCGACTTTGGCATCAAGGCATCCAACTCTTCCGTTGCAGTCAACACCCTCATAGCGACAGTCAGCAATGGTAAAACCACCATGGACCAATTGGCCGCATCTCTTTCTGGTGTTATGCCAACCGCCTCAGCAGCTGGTGTCAGCCTGACTGATACAGCAGCTGCCATGGCTACGATGACTGGTGAAGGTGTTCCAGCAGCACAGGCAGCAACGTACCTACGACAAACCATTATCGGGCTCGAAGCCCCCTCAAAGCAGACAATATCAGCATTGTCCGATGTTGGTCTCAAATCGAGCGATGTTGCCGCTGAAATGAAAAAATCTCTACCTGACGCCCTAAAAATGATCACCGACGCCGTGGGCAAGAAATTCCCAGCAGGCTCTGCTGATTATGTCAATGCTATCAAAAATATTTCTGGTGGTTCAAAGACCATGCAAGGTATGTTGGACCTCACAGGGACACACCTCGCTACCTTCAAAGGCAATGTTGCCAATATCACCGATGCCGTCAAGAAAGGTGGTGATAGTATCACGGGTTGGAATCAAGTCCAAGGGAATTTCAACCAAAAGATGTCTCAGGGTAAAGAGGTTGTCGAAACGCTCATGATTGGTATCGGGCAACAACTTCTGCCAACTATCACCACTCTTGTAACCAATACGCTTCCAGTCATTGCCAGTTTTAGTGATTGGGTTATCAAGAGCGGTATTCTCAAAATAGCTATGGGTGATTTGGTTACTGGTATCACCACAATTATTTCAACTACGACGAACCTTGTTGCTGATGGCGCATCTGTCATATCTTTTTTTCAACACAGTCAGGTTGCTACTGATGCGCTTGGTGTTGCAGTTACCGCCTTGGGCGCGGTTATGGCGCTCTTTGTGGTAAGTTCTGCTGCAAATATGATTCTATCATTGCTGGATTACGGGCTCTCCATCCTCACGGCCGTGGCTGAAACAGTCACAGGCGCGGCAACCATGACTACAACCTTTGGTGTTATGTCCAGCATGATCGTGGCGTCAATGGGAACTGCCGCAATGTCTATCCTTGCGGTTGTAGGCCCGCTGTTGCTCATTGGCGCTGTGGTGGCGCTCGTTGCTATTGGCATCGTGCTTTCTGTACAACATTGGGGGGAGATTTGTTCGTGGCTCCAAAGCACCTGGAGTACCACACTTTCATGGTTTGATTCCGCACTCAAGAGCGTTGAAGTCCCTATCAATGCGGTCATTGGCTGGTTTGAAAGATGGAAAACGCCAATCATGGATACCGCATTGGCTCTAGGCATCTTTTTTGGTCCTGCTCTAATCAAGGCGGGTGTTGAGGCTGCCATCAGTGGAACAAAGATCGCCATAACCTTCGTGCAAAGTATGATCCAAACTGGCACACAAGCAACTGTTAATGGGGCAAAGCTGACGGTCTCTTTTGTGCAAAGCATTATCAAAACTGGAGTTGAATCCATTGTCAATGGAGCCAAACTGACCGTCAGTTTTGTTGCAAGCATGATAAAGACTGGCGTTGAGGCCGTCGTAAACGCTGCAAAGGTCACAGGAAGTTTTGTCGCCTCCCTGATCATGACTGGCGTGGAAGGATGGCAAGCGGCGGGGAAAATTGCCCTCTTCATTGGTTCTCTGATTGCCAGTGGCGTACAGTCGGTCATTGCAGGAGCAAAGGTCGTCGCGTCATTTGTCGCATCCTTGATTACTACAGGTGTCGAGGCAGCAACGACAGGCGCAATTATGTTGTCTGAACTCGTTCCAGCCATTATTGCAGTTGCAACAGAGGGGGTAATTGCCGCCGCCGCCGCCATACCTGGGCTGATTGCTGGGTTTATCGCGTGGGCTGTGACAGCAGGAGCGGCAGCGGTTGCCACAATAGCCGCCACATGGCCAATCCTGCTTATTATTGCTGCTGTCGCCCTGCTTGTTGTGGGCATTGTCCTTTTGGTCACACATTGGTCGCAGGTGACCGCATTCCTACGCACAATATGGCAATCATTTACTGCATGGCTCCTTGGCGCACTTCAACAGATTGGTGCATTTTTTCGATCCATTTGGAGCGGTATTATCTCATTTATGCAGTCCGCTTGGGCGTTTCTTGTCAATGCAGCCAAAATTGGGGCACTGGCTATACTCATCGCAATCACTGGACCAACAGGGCTACTCGTCGCCCTCATCATTTCTCATTGGTCCCAAATCAGTTCATTTATCTCTTCTGCGCTTTCAACAATCCAATCAGGGGTGTCTTCATTCGCTGGTGGGGTTTCCTCAAGTTGGAATAATCTGATGAGTGGAATAAACAACACTGCAATGAATTTTTGGTCAAACATCCAGTCCATTTTCAATGGTGGGCGCAGCATTGTGAGTGGCATTATATCCTCTCTTGCCAGTACCATCATGGGTACACTTAATTCCCTGCCAGGATTAGCACTCTCGGCAGGAGCCGCAATTGTTAATGGTATCGCATCGGGGATTGAAGGTGCTATCGGCAATGCTACATCAGCCATTTCGAATGTCGTGTCGGCTATTGGTAGCTTTTTACCACACTCGCCAGCAAAACAAGGTGAGTTGTCCCACTTGAACGAGTATGGGCCAAATCTTGTTGGTGGCTTTGCAACAGGGATTATTCAATCCCTGCCAGTCATGGCAAATGCTATGAACATGCTCACAAAGCCAATTGGCTCATCTATTACTAGTCCAAGCATTGCATTGAATGCAACGTCATCATTGCAATCTCGCACACCAATGCTTACTAGCGCCCCTCTTTCTAATATATCGGGGCAAACAAATACATCATCTCTCACAGGCGAAAACCCTGTCACACAAAATATCACATTGACCATCCAAATCTATCCACAGCAACTCGACGAAAACGAAATGAATCGCATTGCTCAATACGCTGGTGCAATGTTTGGCGACGAATTACGTGCACAATTTGGCAATATATAGGAGCAATGGAATGCCTGAAACAATAGCATTGACGCGAACATACACAAAAAAATCAATATGGCTCAAAGCGCACAAGGTATCCATCAGTGTTCCTGAGTATTGGAATTGCGCACCGAGAAAACGACCACGAACCTATGAAGGTTTGATTAAAAGGGTGCATCGTCAGGCAGGTATCTGGTGTGTTCAACAGACAAACACAATAACGGGTGAAGTTGAAATACTAAACGTAATAAACAACTGTTTAACTGATAATGGAGCTATCGCAGCATTAAAAAACACCATCAACGCGACTAGTGCTGGCATTGGTGTTGCCAATATCATGGCCATTGATGCAAGCCTTGGGATCGCAACCGTTGGGGCTATCAGCTCCGGCGGAACAGTCACCTCCATACCAGTCACGGCCTTAACTGGTCCAACCATCCCATCAGGAACAACCCTTATTATTAATCCAGGGCAGGCGAGCAAACTGCTCGTATCAACAACTGCTGCCATTACAGGTGCTGGAACTTGCAGTGTGGTATCCACAGCAGGCCCTGCCTCTGCAATTAGTGCCGGTTCCTTTGGGCGCTACGCTACAGCGACAGACGTTGTAGGGACAGCGTTATCATCCATGCCAACAACGGATGCATCGTCGCTTACTGCTCCAGTGTCCTATACAGCGGCACTACCAAGTGGGCAGTGGACATTTACTGCGACAACTGGCAGTGGCAACCGCAACGTGGTCGTAACCAACAGTGCTCCGTATCTCTTCCAAACGACAGCAAACAGTAATCCGAGCGTAGCAACAACTGGCACGTACACTGCTGTATGGATTGTCAGTGTCTCTCCTGTGACTGCAACATCGCAAACGTTTGTTCATGCGCCATTGGATACGCCATTAACTATTGTATCGAGTTCCACTATCCAGATTACAGTCACGGAGAAACTGTAGAATGCCAGCGTTAACCCTTTATGGGTCAAGTGTCGCATCCACAACGTTGTCAACAGCGAACCAGTTAGCAACGACAACGGGTGGAACGCAAACATCAACAGCGACCACAATTGCGAGTGGTAATGGATACATTGAGGTGCGTGCTCAAGGCGGGGCAAGCACTGTTAATGGGTCTATTCCTGTTCCAACTGGACGCGGTTGGCTGTTGGACAACACGCTATTAGAGGGACAGACGCTTAGTGGAGGCACGTTTACAGCCGTTACAGCACTCTCAGACACGCCATCTGGCGGCGGTGCATATAATGTCACCTTGCGCTTTTACAAACGTAGTAGTGCAGGCGTGCAAACAACCATCGGATCGCTCATAACCGGAGACCCAACAAATACAAACCCTAATGCGGTCCCATTTAATACAATACGCACAACATACAACTATACCGGCACATTGAGTAGTATGGCGTTTGGGATTGGCGATAAGCTCTATGTAGATGAATGGATCAACGCACTTGGTTGGTCGTCAGAGACCATCAATAAATTCCTGTCCAATAGCGCCACGGCAGGCGTAACCGGCAATATGCAAATCACAACTGCTGGATATGTCCCAACGGTCACAAATCTTACTGCAACAACCACAACGATCAATCTAAGCACTGACACCATTAAGACCGCATCAAGCATCGCAATCACTGAAACCAATGCGATGACTGAGAGTGTCGTTGTCTCTACTCCATCCTCTATTCCAGTCGCTGGCACGCCTGGCGGTGTACGACTGCTCATCAATGATGTCTATTTCCCTACAATTTTGCAAAACACTATTAATATTGATCGCACTGCAAATGACCCAATCCCGACATTTAAAATCACACTGCAAGATGACCCCTCTCAGATCGCACTTTCAGAGTTGATGGAGGTTGTCTTTATTGATGCCGGGCAAATAGCCAATCCAACCCATAACCTGCTCAAAAATCCGATCATCAGCCCTTTCGCAACTAGTTGGACCCAGATCACGGCTACAGGTGGCACTTTTACACAACAGAGCCCTGGTGTCAAATTAACGGCAGCCAACGCAACGGCAACCTTTGGATTATCTCAAATTACACAAAATGGGTTGATTATGGCTGGCCAGTCATACATGCTCAGTTGCTTTATCCAGTCCAGTTCTCTCGTTGCAGTGGTGCCATTTATTCAGATTGCCTATCTTGCACCCGATGGAACAGTCCTTTCGACACAATCTCTCCTTGCAGGCACAACAAGCGCCACCAATATTCAATACATGTTGCCGCTCCAAGCTCCAACTGGCACAGCGTCAGCACAGATAGAATTTGGCATGGTGCCAACAAGTGGAACGAATAGCGGTAATTCCATTTTTAGTAGTATTCAATTTGAACCAATGAGTTTTGTTGCTGGCAATACACAGATTGCTTATCCAACCCCATTTTGCGCCAATGGACAACAGAACTGTATCCTCATGCCAGACGGCACAGCCATTCGACAATACAGGCTCTTCGGTGGATACATCACCAAGGCTACAGCAGGCAAATATATCGGCAATAATCGCCAGTGGACAACAACAGTCAGTGGCTATGCATGGCTGCTACAAAAGCAACTTCTCCTCAACAATAACTACACCAATAAAACTGATTCCTTTATTATGAAGGATCTTGTTGCTATCTATTTTCCAAACCAATTTAACACGGCGCAAGTTGCGACCGGATCTACGCTGGATGCTTTTGGCTATACCGCTAACGGTACAGCGCGTGATGCCTTTGACGCACTTGCCTCCAATAGCAATTTTGCCTATATTATTGGCCCATATCGTGAAATTATTTACCAGGCACCTGGCTATAATCAGCTTGGTTTTATGCTCTCCGATAAGCCAGATAATATAACGAGCTATCCCTACTACAACTACACCCGTGATATTGACGGCACACAACTTGGCAATGCCACGTTAGTTACTGGAGCCACAGGGATTAGCGCCATCGAGTACGATGCTCAGAGCATCGGGTACTACAACCAGAAAACCAATGGGCTCGGCATCTTCTGGCGAACGGTCAGTGATTCGACGATTACAACGACTGCAGCGGCCCGTCAACGAGCGATTGCCGAGAATACACAGTACAACTATGCTCGACCTATCGTGCATCTCACCACCAGTCAGATGATGGTGCCAGGCTATACAGTTCTCTTTTCTAGTGCAACCGATGACCTCTTTGAGGTACCATTCATCATCCAAAAATCCACCTTGACGCTTTCCGGTTTTACCTCGTTACAGGTGCCCTATTATGAGTGTGCGTGTGACTTGGGTGCATTTAATCCTGATATGGTCAACATTATCGTCAGGCTAAAACGGCAACAACTGACCAATTCAAATAGCGTTGGTACGCCAGTGATTGGTTTGATGGTTACAGAGAGCGCCACATTTGTGGACTCTATTGCTGTCAGTGTCGTATCAGGACCCATCGCAACATACGGAATGGGTATTTACGGCACGTCTGTCTATGCCTTCTCTGTGCCTTCTATACCATCAACACTTTACGGAACTGGAACCTATGGCGATAGCGCTCACGGGTACGCATAAAGGATTATGATTATGCTTTTCAATCAATCACAGAAGAGAACAAGTATCGCTGAGACAGCCAGTTTCTGCATGCCTTATATCTTCGGCAAAAAAAAGTTTGGGAGAAAACAATTTGCTGAGGGGATCATTCGCGTGCGCAGGTTGCCAGACGGCTGGTCCACCGATGACTACCAAAAATGGTGGCTGCCTACGACAGATGGCAAAGGCAAGATCCTTGTTCCTGCCCGTATGAGCGAACGAGAAAAGGATCGATTAGGTGTAGCAGAGGCAAAAAATCAGATTATGAACGCAGGGAGGAATAATGTCCTCTCGTATATTGGCTCTCCGAGTGGATCAACAACACAATGGAGCCAATATTTTGCAGTAGGAACAGGGGGGATCACTGCAACCTCACCAATGGATACAGCGCTTTCAAATGAAGTGTTTCGTAAAATTCCAGCAAGCTTTGCTATCAGCGGGACTCAGGTCGATATAAATATTCAATTTGGTACAACTGATGCACAATTCGCATATACCAATGCTGGATTATTTGGTGGTGGTGCAAGTTCCACGCTCAATTCGGGTACACTCATGAGTCACGCCCTTTTTGTTTTTACAAAAGGGGCGTTTAGCATCAGCTGTGACTATTTAGTGAATTTGTTATGAATTGTTACAGGAGCAATATGTTAAGCATTAGGACCACGACGTTCATATTCTGTAAGCTCTTCCATGAGCTTGTCGTGTTTTCGCAAGTTACAAATGCTATGCGACGGCATCAGGTTCCCTTGGGAATGAGCGCCACCACGAGAAAGAGGAATAACGTGATCCATGTGGAGATCATTATGGTCAATAGTCCCGTTGCATATATGGCAGATATATCCAAATTGCTTGATGATAAGGCTGTAATCTACTTTTCCATTTGTCGCAAACTTCTTTCTGGCTTTATATCGTCTGGTGAATTCACGCGCCCTCAATGGATATTTTGCAACATAGGTGCTCTGGTACTTCCGTCTCTTTTCTGGATGTTTGGCTATATATCTTCTTGCATGCTCAAGTTGGTACTCACGGTTACTCAGATACTTCTGGCGTCTTATAATCTTCCTTTGTTCTTTAGGCAAAGCTATATATGCATCACGACCAAATTGATTTCTGCACTCCTTACAACAAAAAGCCAAACCATCTTTAGAGCTTGCTTTTTTATGAAATTCGCTCAATGGTTTTTCCATGTGACACTGAAGGCAAGTTTTAGAGTTCACGGAGTCAGCAAAAGGAAGAGGGGTCTGAATAATGATTATAGGTTTATCTCGGATGCACTTTTTGCACTTCGATTTATAACCAGATTTTTTTGCTTTGTCTGGGTAAAATTCGCTAAGGTTCTTTTCTATACCACACAATTTGCACTTTTGCGTGACAGGATAAAGCGGATCATGGTACACTGTAAACATAGTTATCATCCTTCTAACCAAGGTGGTTACTTAGCCGTAGATCGTGCTACCAACACGCTTTACGGCGTTTTTTTGTCTCTTCCATTATACCTTATTTCCGCCATCTTGTATATATAAAGGGATCGTTGTGCTATCTCATGCTTGTTTTAGTTGTAATTAAAGGAGAAACAACAAATTGAGCCTATATACCGTCAGTTCTGGGACCACCATTAATTAGTTAGTGGCTTCAGGGAGTAATCCCTGTCGAACAACCTCTCTGGAAACGGCGAAAGTCCCAACGCGAATGATGACGCAGTGGATAACGCCGTGGGAAGCATAGCAACGATGCTAGGGCACCCGTAACGACTAAGTGAGAGGCACCTGACAACGTTGTCAGGTTGGAGCCATAGTCTGGTCTTATTAGTAATAGTAAGAGGCTAACAGAAATGATTAGCCCTGTTATGTGTATTAAAGTCATAACAAGTAACAAATAATGAAACGCTCAGGACGTGAACCAGATCGTCAATATTCTACAACAAGGCAGCGGAGGCCAGGAGATAGGAAAATACTTCCTAGCTGGTCCTGTCTATACAACCAACGCCGTTGTTGCACAGTGGATACAAACCATCTCACGTGGATCAACACCAGTCAGTGTCTCTTTTGACACAAGTACGGTGTCACCAACGGCTGGCATGGGGACACTTTCAACAGGAAACCTGTCATCAAGTGGATTTCAAATCTTTTCGATTAACTCAACGGGGCCTTCTCCTAATGCACGAGCAGGGGGAAATTTTACAATTCAGTTTTAGTGCATATAGAGGCATATACATATGTTACACACAATAAACAATGATGGATCAATATCCTGGCACTGCCATAATCCCATCTGCCGGTATCATAACTGCCAGGGATGGGATAGCGGTATCGAGTGTGCTCATCACGGAGAAGCCCAACGGGGCCAGCCTGCTGGGGAAACTCTCACGGCACATCTGAGTGACCCTAGTATTCACTGGACAACACCGAATGACATTGAGTTACCACCATGTCCTGCGTGTGGCAGGAAAATGTCACTGCATGTATATGATGATGAGGAGCTTACACCTCCCGTCATCACCTATGATGAGATCACACATAAGATATTACAGGTGGCACCTAACCCACATCCAAAGTACTCAAAAAATGTGTGGAAGACCACGGTGGAAGTCACAAAAAAATTAAATCCGCATCCAACATTTGCACATTTAAATGTAGATCAGATTCTGCAAGTGCAGGCTGATATCAAGAACAAAGCACCAGATGCGCCGCTTGATTGGATGCTCACTGAAAGTATCCAAGCTGAGATAAAGAGTGTTGAGCAACATCCGGCCGTAGCACGCCATGCAGATTTTGCGCAACAACTAATAGCAAGTGGCAATGTGTGGCAAGTGCCATCTGAGCCAGAAGAACCAATGCAAGTTTACACAGAAGCACAGGTGAAGGATCTTGTTACCAGGATTTTACAAGAACATGGTGTGATCACCTCACCACGATTACCGGCGGTCAATCCACCTAATGAAACAAGCGAGTAGCGCGTGCAAGACAAACCGATCCATCTAAATACTATGAATATGCAACCGGATTTCAGCACATTAACCTTTCGCCTTGACGGCATCGAGAAGCAACTGAACACGCTCCAAGGCCAGTTTAGCCTGTACGTGCCGCAACGCGAAAACGAGCTGCAATTGCGAAGTATCGAAACATCTGTGCACGAAATAAAAAGCGATGTAGCTGAAATCAGAAAACAAATATCGGATATGACACAAAAAATGATCAATCAAGAAACAGAAGCGCAGAGGCGAGACAATGCTCAACGAGAAAGCCAAGACAAGCTACAGATCAGAGTGCTCTACGGCATTGTCTCTGTAGTTGTCTCAGTACTTGTCGCGCTTCTGATCGCGTACCTGACGCACTTTATCCAATGATGAGAGGAGTTATGAGGAAGATAAACATCTACCGTCGTATTGCGTTCATCGCATCAATAGCGTTGCTCATTCTGCTGGCAGGCTTCGTGCTCTTGCCGCTCACCTATAGTGAGGCTGATCTTGTCAGTCAGTCTTGCCTCCAAGGCATGCGAGCGCAGAAGATTGCCAAGGATGCACTCACACTAGAATATCGTCCAGCCAGCGCACATATCCAAGCCATCAGCGAAATACAGAACACGCTGCCCGCCTGGGAGAAGGAGCAAACGCAGCTGGTGCAGACCCACAACACGGACATACAAACACTGCTCAGCCAGGCGCAACCAGACTATGTTGCGCTGGATACAGCTGCTAATAAGCTCTTAGCTCATCCTGACGACACAACACAGATCCAGATCATCCTGCAGCACGAACGCAATTATTCTTTAATCATGAATCAGGTATCAGTACTCATCCAAGACCGCATCGACGCCGTCAACACAGAACTCATTGTGACGCAGGTGGTCATCGCAACACTGATTGCAGGGACAGTCGTTATGCTCTTTGTGCTATCGAAGCAAACCATGCCAAAGAAGGAGGTAACCAATGGTCAAGCTTAGTAGTAGTGGTGAAGTTGGACAATTTAGCAGTGAGACGCAATTTGGACCTGATGGCAATACCAGCAAGTGCGGATACTTCTCTGCAGCAGACGCAGCTGGTAGCGCCGCTCCTGGTGGACAGCCATGGACTGCTGATGCTGTCACTGCATCAGCCAATCAGCATTATGAGCAATTTGGCGAACCAGATGGCATGACACAGGCAACATTGCATACAGACCTGGCCACGTATGGCATAACCGGCAAGGATATTAATCCTGACTGGATCACCATCAAATCAAATCTGAATGCTGGCTACCCGGTCATTATTTGCCTGCCAGAAACACAAGTGTTTGATAAGGCTATTGGTGGTAGCCCCTACCCATGGAACAGTACTGGGTTTGATCACATTATTCTGCTTACTGGTATAGCGCCTGATGGCAATGTGCTTGTACGCGACTCTGCCAATATCACAGCACCAAACACAATACGCTCTGGACCTCGTACATACATCATCGCCAATATGTCACCGTACTGGGCCACAGCGGTTACACCTGCATGGAAGATACAAGAGGAGGAAGATATGCCAGCAGCATCATTTACCGATGCCACAATGAGAAATTACTTCGTTGCCGATGGTGCACGGTGGAAGTGCAAGAATAACGGCATGTATATGGGTGGAGCCATTGCCGCATGGTATGCCCGCTATGGCGGCGTGGCAGTGTTTGGCTTACCGATTAGCAATGAGGATTCAACAACCATCCCTGGTGTCATCATACAGCGCTTGGAGCGTGGTGGCGTCGTGGTGTATGACCCAAAACGTCTACTTGATCGTCCGCCAACTAACGAGCCCTGTTATCTGATCCATATCGATCCAGGCAGTAAAGGGCAGGCAATTCTTGCTCAGAGCCTGATAACACCGCTACAAAACCAAATCAATCAACTCAAGGCAATCCCAACAAACACAGCACTCATTGATGAGATCACTGTACTGAAAAACAAAATAGCCCAGGCTGCTACCTTGTTGAAAGTATAGATCATCGTCCATTTATTCCTTGAAAGGACTCATCTCATGTCAGCACAACAAATCATCTTCGCGTTCTTGGCAGCACTATTGCCAGTGATCGGCGTGGTTCTACCAGGCTTACTCAAGCAGGACAAGCTTTCACCACAAATCAATAGCATCATTGCCACCGTGGTCGTCATCGTCTTTGCCGTTGGCCAGTCATGGAGCCAGAACCAGATTCACCTGATTAATCCCTATCTAGACTTTCTGGCGGTGCTCGCTGTGATGTCAACGCTTCTCTCTGGTCCATTGAAGAACCTTGATGCATATCTGACCTCCTTCGCAGGCATCGGCGCAACATCAAAAGACACTGTGGTCGTCGCTGAGCCAACGATCATCACTGGAGGCCCAACAAGCCCACTGAAGACCACTGACATACCACAATAAACAAAGACCCGACAACGCGCTCAGGGATGGCTCTGAGATGCGTTGTCGGGCAAAGAGAGTGCAGTGTAGATTGACGTATACATTGGACTCTCTATATATTCAATACAGTGAGCAGTGAGAAACATGGAAAAGACAACGCACGCAACAAAAAACCTCGACACGCAGCGGTATCGAGGCGAGCAATGAGATGCGGGGTTATTCTTTGACAGCAGAGGCCAGATCACTGTACGTATTCAATGTATAACGACGAGTATCCATGTGTTTCACCACCTCGTCAATGTTTGCTGCTTCGTCATCGACAAATATGGCGAACTCTGCGTCAAGGAACATTGCCAGGGTATCGAGAGTCAAGGCTTTCCATGTAACGGTCTTTGTATATTGCGCTGCTGGCGGCTTGAGTACGAGGTGGCTATGCGGTATGCCGTATTGTCCATGCTCCTTTAGCCAGGCATTCGTCGCCTCTCGGAGAGACTCTGGACGCGATGAGAACAGCACTATCCTGAATGTCTTCTGAAGATGTTGGAGGCACTCATCAGCGCCGTCAATAAGCGTGTCCAACTTGATCAGGTCTGAATCAAACGCTATCTTCCAATCAATCTTGCCGTTAGTTGTTGCCTGCTCAAAGCGGGCATCGTTATTGGCGATAACGCCGTCGATATCAATAAATGCTACGTTTTTCAATGCTATTCTCCTGTTCTTTCATCAATAT